GATTCACTCTCTGACTTTCGACATTAAAAATCAAAGAGGTAATTTTGTCAAGTAATCAGGAATATCCTCTTGTCTAAACTCTGAAACCCTAATGATTGTTCGTGGGTTTTCTTTATCTAGCCCCCAGTAGATGTGCTTCTCTTTCACTTGTCTATCGTTGTAGTAGACGTAGTTTTGCATACAATCTAATATTAACGATTCGTCCAAATCAGGTCTCCTTGATGCGTAGTATATCATCATCTCGACCTTGACATACTCTTCGGTTAGAGGGTCTATCTTGGGTATTTGTTTTTGAAATGCTTTGACGTAATTTAGTGCTTTTTGCGATTTTATAGGTATCATTCTACCTTTAATCATAACCAACTTTCGTGAGTTTGCTTTGCTCGCAGGCTCGCCCTCTATTGTAAACATAACATTAAATAAACTTTTTGTACTATCTTTTATTGACAAATCCATTTTCACTCCCTATATAAGACTCAACTATAATTAATAAACAGAGTCCACAATGATCACCAACAAGTATGGTCTTCCAGAGGCGTTTGTCAACTTCGCCAAATTAGACAAGTATTCCAAAGGGAATGCAGACATATCGGTTACCCAGTTAATCGATAGTCCTAGAGTTCTTCTTATGAGAGAAGAACATAAGGACAAACTTTCGACTGATGCGATGGATATGGTATTCGCATTATTCGGTACAGCAGTTCACTCCGTACTTGAGGGAGCTACAGGCAAGAACACCTACAAAGAGCAGAGAATAAATAAGAAAGTAAATGGGTGGACTTTATCAGGTGCTATCGACCAATACGAGATAGAGGATGATGGTATCGTCATTACAGACTACAAGGTTACATCAGTATGGTCTGTGATATTTGACAAGCAAGAATGGGTTGATCAGTTAAATGTGTATGCCTTTCTTTTAGAAAAAGAATTAGGCATTCCTATCAAGACGATTCAGATATGTGCCATTCTAAGGGATTGGAATAGGAAACAAGCGTCATTAAAGCCTGACTACCCCCAACACCCTATAGAAGTGCTAGACATACCTCTATGGTCTTTAGAAGAGCGTACAGAGTATGTTGAGGATAGAATGGCATTACATCAGAACGCTAGACAGTTGTTTGATCAGAATCAGCGAATCGTTAGATGCAATAAAAAAGAGAGATGGTCTAAGGATGACAAATGGGCAGTTAAGAAAAAAGGTAGGAAAACTGCCCTAAAGGTTTTCGACAATCAGGATGATGCAGAAGAACTAGCATCTACTAAAGACACTTACGTTGAGTTTCGACAAGGAGAAAGCTCACGATGTGTAGGCAACTACTGTGGAGTTGCAGAATTTTGTTCACAATTTAAGGAGGAGAACGATGGACAAGGATAAAGAATTTAATATGGAAACTGTATTTTATAATTGGCTAGAGGCATGTCCTCTTGCTCGGTGGCAAGTAACGGAAGAAAAAGAGATGACCGATCACACTCAAGTCACCATACGATTTAAGGTTCCTAAGAAAAGTGCAAGTGAACATTTAGTTGATGGGGAAGCATAATGGCTCCAGTAACGTATTTCGTCTTATTTTTAATAACTATACCTGATGTAGAAGTGCATCATCACTCAGTACAGAGATTAGTGTTTAGCTACAAACAAGATTGTATTGAGATGGCACAACAACTTCGACAGCTTAGAGACCCAATCATAGGCAAACCTAACTGTGTAGAAGTTAAGAACTATGAGATAGCAGTAAGGATACCTCTCAGAAAACCAGAGGGGATGCTATGAGTGATGAAAAAAATAAATCTGTTTACATTGATTGGGAAGCAACAAAGCTTAAACCTATCACATCAGAACAGAGGAAAAGTCAGAAACTATCTGCGATAGGTAAACGTAAAGCTACACTTAATAAAAAAATGAATGAAGAATTGAGACAACCAAGGAGAGGAAAAAAAAGAAAATATGAGTAATGTTAGTCACTATGATGAACTTAAAAGCAAATGGTGGGAATGGCACAAAAAGAACCCACAGATTTGTGAGTTATTCGACAAGTTTACTTTTCATGCAATCAATAGAGGGCATAAGAAAATGTCAGCTTGGATGATTATCAATCGTGTAAGATGGGAGACTAGTGTCGTGACGTATGGCAACCCATTCAAAATTAGTAACGATTACATATCGATGTATGCACGATACTTTATGCATCGGTATCCCCAGTACAAGGGTTTCTTTAGAACAAAAACAATATATGGAGAAAATGATGAGTGAAAATAAAGAAATATTTTTGGCTATAGAAAAAGCCAGAGGATCAGGGTTTGAAAAGCTAGAGAAGAATGGAAAGAACCCTCATATAGGTAGCAAGTATTCTACTCTTCTTGATGTTTTCAATGCTTGCAAGAAACCATTAGAAGATAATGGTGTGCATATATCTTTTACTACCGATGCTATTGTCGTTGACAATAGAGTAGAAAATTTACTCGTATGCCGATTGCATCACCTAGAGTCTGGCGAGATGTTAGAAAGCAAGGTTAGTTGTCTTGATGACACTAAAAAAGGTAGCCAAGCTATAGGCTCTGGTATTTCTTACATGCGTAGATATCTTTTACAGTCTATGCTAAATCTAGAGTGTGACCCTGAGACAGATGATGATGGCACTGCTACCACAACTACTAACACCACAGAAAGTTCAAGTGAACCTATTACAGTGTTTGAGTCGCCACAAGATATCAAGCATCCCTTCTCTGTGACGAGTCCAACTGGGGAGGTCAAGTCAGGTGACGATACACTGCCCACAATAATATCAGTGTTTGATGAGTTCTTACCTCATTGCAAGAGCAAAGAGTCTGTTCTTAAATTTTGGAAAGACAACAAGGTCGGTCTTGCTTTGATAGAAGAGAAGAATCCTTCTGAGTTCCAACGACTACAGAAAGATTTTAAAGCTAAAAAAGATACTTTTAATTAAGGAGAAACATTATGGAAAGTAGATTTCAAGGTCCCAATGGGACACTATTCGGAAACAAAAACAAAAAATTGGATAAGCACCCTGATTATACTGGTGATCTAGAATTAGATCGTGATTGTATGAACCATCTTATAAATCAGTTTAACAATGGAGTTCAGTATCCAAAGGTAACACTAGCAGGTTGGAAGAGGGTTGTTAAAAAGAATGGCGATGTTTTTCTATCCATAAAGGCAAGCGTTCCTATGGCTAAGACAAACAACCCTGCACCGAGACCTCAAACACAAGATGATGACTTCTCGTTATAAGATACGAGACAAGAAGTATCTTAGCATTGTTAGAAAAGAGCCTTGCTTGATTTGCGGTAAGGAGAGTGAGGCTCATCATATTATGTATGCAGAACCTAGAGGTGTTGGCTTAAAGGTAGGAGACAACTGGACAGTTCCCATTTGTCACGAACACCACATGTCTATACATCACTACGGAAACGAAAAGAAGTGGTGGATATTCCAAGGAGTTGACCCAATAGAGTGGGCAGAAAAGAAATGGAGAGAGTACAATGAAGCTAGACAGAAATAAAACGAATTACCTCAAGGCAGGGTCGTATGATGTTGTTGTTGAGGTTGTATATCACAGAACACGAAGAGTGAGAGCCTTAGATGAAGAACAAGCAAAGGTTTTTGCAGAGAAGCGTGAAGAGGGATTTGCTAGAAGACGCTACGATAAGATGAACAAGATAGCGTATGACGTTATGAATGTATCGTCAGTAAAGGTAACCCAAAACCAGGAGAAGAAAGATGGATGATGTAAAAGAAATTGCTCTTAAATTTGAGGCAGTAAAAGTATCTATGTCTCAGGACAAAAATGGCACGAACCTACGGCTATGCATACATCCTGATGATGTTCCTCAAGAATTACATCAACACTGGGTAGGTAGCCGTTATATGGTCGCTATGGTCAAGTTAACGGATGAAGATGAGCCTGAGTTAAGTGAAGATCAAATACGAAAGCAAAGGCTATTCAAAAGTGCAATAATGGTATGCAAAGAAGAGAGTTTTTGGTCTTACCTCTCTCATACTAATCCCTTCTCTTTAGATAGAAGTATAAATTCAGAAGAAGGTTGTGCAAAGCACTTGCGTGACCGACTTGGGATTAACTCTAGAAGTGATCTTAAAAAAGACAATGATGCTCTTAATAAGTTTGAGAATATGTTGCTAGACTATCGTGATTACAAGGAGCTTCCGTAATGCGAAAGAAGATGACAACAAAAGAGAAGATAATAAACAAAGCATTTAAGACAGTGGGGGAGCGTAACAATCACTACGGAACCCCACTAGAAAACTTTGAACGTATTGCAAAGTTTTGGTCATGTCATTTAGAACATCACATTTCTGTTTATGATGTAGGTGTGATGCTTATGTTACTGAAGATAGCTAGATCAAAGCACGACAGTCTGCATGAAGATACTTGGATTGATATAGCAGGGTATGCAGGAGCAACAGCAGAGGCTACGTTTCTAGATGAAGAAATAAAAAAAGAGATGAAAGAATATGGTATGGATTAAAAGTTCAAGTGAACTTAATCTGTTACACCCAGTTCTGCAAGATAACCTAACTTAACATTTTTCATAAGCTGATTACCTCTGTTGATCAGCTTTTGTATTGCTTTATCAAGACGCTCTAGTCTCATCTCCTTATCGCTCTCTTCTAGCGAATCATCTCTCAACAATTTGTTTCTAACAGAAGTTAGCTTCTGTCTCTTTGAGTTTATAGCTCGTATTATCCCATATATCTTCAGCTCTTCTGGATATTTCTCACGAACTCTTTGTACTTCGAACTGATCTCCAGACTCTACTGCTGCTTTGAGTTCCTTTCTTGCGATGAATACTTCGTTTCTTTTTCTTATAAAGTTACCCGTATCTTCTCTCTCTGATGTAGAGTATATGGCTCTTCGTAGGAGAGGAACTGTTCTTATAAAGTCTCTAGCTTCTTGACCTGTTAGACCCTCCTCAAAGGCTTCAAAAGCCTGACCCGATGCTATGTTAAATCCTAGCTCACCAGTTCTCTTAACAAACATACCTGCCCCACCAGTGAGGTAGCCAAATATAAAGTCCAACTTGTCAGGTGACACATCGAATATACCACCACGCACATCCGTTCCTCTTCCCAATCCAAAGAAACCAAACTTGTTCATAAACTGAGCAACAGTAACCGCAGTTGGTGATGCACTATTCCAGTATGCCTGACTGTCTGGTGTACCCACTGCAAACTGTGATACCTCTTTGTATATAGGTGTTTTATCATAGTCTACATTGTTTATAAGGCTGTAGAATGGGTCCACGGCTGTTGGAAGCATAAAGTTCCCTATACTCTCAGCACCACCAAATGGGTTAATAGCTTCTAATGTTGTAGCAGTTATACTTGAGGTTGTCTGAGCTGCGGTGTAACCACCTCGTATCCTTCTGCTCAAAGCACGACCAAAGTTCCAAGTCATGTTTACACCATATGGTAGTGGCACTGTTCCAAATGTTTTGTTCTCTATGTCCTCACCGCTAACAGCTTCAGCTATATTAACACCTATGTTTGGTATAATCATATTATGCTCTAGCATAAAGTCTGTCAGCTTATCGTACTCAACATTACCCTCTTCATCTTCATCAGACATCATGTAGTTTAGTTGATCCCATATGAACGAGAAGAAGAATATACCCATCCACATCTTTCTTACCTTGGCTGATTTAGAGAATGCTTGTAGCAGGGCAAACGATCCCTGTAGTGATGCGTTGTAAAATAGATAGAGTGAGTTAAAGATAGGCTTTATGTCTCCACCTTTTGCAAAGTTAACTGTGATGTTACGGGCAGCAAGGGCTGCCTGCCTTGGGCTATACTTACCAGTGTCGAGTAGAGTCTGATATGTGGCAACACGGATGCCGTTCTCAGCGGCTGTGTTCATGTTTTCTACTAATGAAACAAGACTCTTTACCTTGCCCCCTGCCCAACCTTCATACATACCCTTTGCTTTGCCAACCAACCCAGCTTCAGAGATATTGTTTAATATACCACCAAGGTCACGCACTTGGTCCTCAAGGGTAGTCATCTGGTTGGTTACGTTCTTACCACCATACTTTACAAACTCTAGGTAAGACTTTGCCTCTGGTGTTGATGTATCTATCTCTTTCTCTCTTAGCAACAAGTCGGTTTTAGATACAGCTCTCATTACCCCTCTGGCGTAAGGCAATGCTCTTTTTAATACAGTTCGTTTTAAGTTTTCTGCTTCATACTGATCTATGTTCACTACAGCAGTCTGAACATCACGAACAAAGTTAGGTATGACAAACGCTGGGTTGTATGTGGTGTTTATGTTGGATAGAAATCGGTTAAACAATCCGATTTTTCTTATAAAAGCATCTGTGTTGTCGCCAAGACTTAACGTAGTATCTCCTCTAAACGCCCCTGCAATCCTTTCATCGTTAAAACGAATCACCACTTCGTTTCCCTTGTCTTTGACAACTAGCACTCTCTTGTCCTCCATTCTTTCGGCAGGAGTTAGTTTTCTTTTGCTGAGTGTCCCTGTTCGGGCATCAAGCATAACTTTGTCTGGATTTATATCCTCTATAACAGCAAACTCTCGTAGCATCTCAGGGTCTTCACGAATCATATTTAGCATCGTGACACCTATCTTGTTTCTATCACCTCGTATTAGTGAGTTAGAGTTTTGTGTCAGTAGATTGGCTATGATGTTGGGAGAGTAATCCATTCTACCTTTTACACGGAGGTCTTCTTTCCCATTAGCCCCGTACAGTGGTTTCTTAAATGACCCTCTGTTGGAATAGTCAACAGTCTCATCCTCAGAATGAAACACACCTTTCAGAGGCACATACTCTGTCCATCCAGAACCTCTACCAAATATCTTCTGCAATCCAGCGTCTGTTCTTATTTTATTGGTATCAGCAACTATGGCTCTCACTTGATCTCGTATATCGTTTAAAAGTTCAAGTGAACTTTCTTTGTTTCTAAACCAAGCTAGTATCGCATCAGCCTCTGCGTTTGACATACCAGAGCCTCTGTTTGGATATTTATTCACTCCGTTTACATCTATACTTCTAACGTATCGGTTTCTCTCCCTGGCGTGAAGGGCGTACAAATATGCTTCTGCCATACCCAACTGCTTGTTTGGTGTGCCGTACAACAACTTCTTCCAAAAACTTGGCGAGAAATCATCTAAGAAGTTATTAAGAAATCCGTTTTGATCTGGATCAGATGCATCTCTTGATACCCTCTTGAGATCGTTGACCTCTGCGTCAGAGAACTTCAGCTTCTTAATAGACTCTATTAGAGTTTTGTAAATTCCCTCGTGTCTATCTTCGATCTTAGCTCCTGTCTCACCCTTCATGGTCTGCTCTTGCATTATTGGGTCTAGAGCATCAGATAACTTGAAGCCTCTCTCTTGCAGTATATCAACCATCCTTGCGGCAGGTATCATCCTATCTTGGAATATTCTTACAAAAGCATCTGCAAGTTTAGTGGCTTTCTCTTCGTCAAAGCCCACAAAGGGTATCTTCTTGTTTCCAAACACAGGAATAAACTGAGGCACTTTACCCATCAGTCTGTTTGCTATGGCATTAGCAGAAGCTGTGTACATCATCTTGTGCTGATGTGCTTGTATATCATCTCTGATACTGCCCTCTATCCTGTCTTCTTTCATACCTCTTTCTGATAGAAGACCGATACTTCTTCTTACTGTTGGATCGGCTCTTCGGGCATTTCGTTCATCAATGATTCCCTGTTGCTGCTCTTGGATGTCTCTGTTCTTTTCTTCTTGGGGTTGGAACTTGGCGATCTTTTCCCTAGTGACTGAAGCTCTTTGAACAGCCTGTTCATTTCCTGATCGGGGATCAGTTCCACCAGTGATGCGGAATCTATCTGTTGTGGGGAGTGCTTCTTCGATATCGACTTCATCTATACCTTCCTTTCTTAGTACATCTATGGCTCCATCTACATAGTCGTGTTCACCTCCACGACCCTCTCTAACGCCCAATGCTTTGAACAAACTCTTTTCATGGAACCACATTAGTGCTTGGAAGTCAGCCGTTGTTAGCTGACCTTTTTCTATTACCTTGGTGTTTTCTAGTATCTCTATAGCTCTTTTGGACGCTCTTCTCATGTAGTTTCTGTGACCACCGCTGTCAGGAGTTTCTAGTATAGGACCAAAGAAGTTATTGATCATATTGGCAGATTCTCTTGATAGCTCAGAGCTTCTGTCTATCCCTGCTCTAGCCCTGTTTTCTGCAACCTTTGCTCTTCTCTCTTCACCTTTTAAGTTTCTAGCACCCTCTAGAGATATTCTTATGTATCTTCTGTTCCTCTCTTCATGGAATGCTTTGGCTAAATCTATTATGTTCTGGTCTAATTTATTTTTTTGATTTCTAAAAGCAGGCTTGCCGACCTCTTGTATAGCTGTTCTTAATGCGTCCCTATCAACAGCAGTTAACTGTCTTTTAGGAGTTCTTAATGCGTTAACAAATCTGTTGTAGTTATTTATTTTTGTTTTATCTTGGCTCGTTCTAAACGGACTTCCAGTAATTCTGTTGAAGAACCTCTGCCACCACATATCCATAGTTATAGTGTCGTAGTTACCTCTAATATTTTGATAAAATCCGTTTCCTATCTTAGGTCCGAATATGATGGACTTTGTAACAACAGTATCCACATTTTCTGAACCAAGGTTTTCAGCAATGTCTAGATCGTACTTTTCATCAATCTCTTGTAGAAACTTGCTGTTTTTAAGCTCTTTAATAGTTACTTTTTCATCTAAGAACTTAGCGATCTTTACTTCATCACCTAGATTGTCTTTCATTATGTTATAGAACTTAAACGCTTTCTCCATAGCAGCTTGTCGCTCGTTATAGCCTATAACTTCAAACTTTCCTGTGTTTTTCCATGATCTATACGCCCTGAGAGCGTGGGATGCATTGTCTAAAACAGCAACTCCGTTTGATGTAACGGCTAGTGCAAAATCGAAAGCTGCTTCATGTTTCGGATCACGAGTAATCTCTGGCTCAACTATAGAAAACAACTTCTTTGCTAGTGATAGTTTTGCATCATACCAACCTATAGCGTTTCCATCTCTAGCTAGAGCAAGCTCTGCTTCGGCTGCCATTATTCTAGCCACTCTCTCTAGGTCTTCTGGTCTATCTAGTCTGTAATCAACTCTAAAGTCCTCGCCTGACCTCTGCATCCTAGCGTTAGTATAGTCACGAATTATCTCTTCTGCTTTTCTACGCTCTGGCTGACCATTCTCTATGGGCAGAGAGTTTACAAACTTCAATGTATTTAGGTCTACCTCTGGAAGTGCTGATGCCTTGTACTCCGAATCAGATAGTAATCCTATAGCTCTTCTAAGTTTTAGTGGTGTTTCACCATATATATATTCGTACTTATCTATATCATCTCTTATTATCTTTTCTGGTCTTATGATGACATCCTGTTCCATGTCTTTAGTGAACGGATCACCCTTTCCCATTTGAGGGGCTATCATTATGTCTCTTTTATCAACAAAATATGGCAGTAACTCTGGCTCTACACCTCTTTTGGCTACGAACTCTTTAACAACCTCATCTTCTGGTCTTCCATAAAATGTAGCTTGCAAGTTTGCATCAGCGTTTAAAGAGTAGTTATGAGCTACGCCCTGATACAAACCTTTGTCATCAACAGGTCCTATTCTCCAAACAGGTATTATGTCAGGCAAATGATCTAGTTGTGCTTGTGTTAAGTTATACAAGTCTTCTTGTATTGTTTTTATTATGTCTAAATTTTTACCTGTTATGCCATATTCAGCAATGTTAACCAGTCTGTCGTTCAGGTTCTCTCTTATTATAGAGTCTATGCTACCAAAGAATATGTTTGACATCATTGATTCATCAGTAAAGTAATTAGGGTCTACGACCATATCCTCTTTTGGTACTCTTATAAATTTTCTTGTAAACTTATCTAAGTTTAAAAATTGTTTTGTTATAGGTCTTATAGAATAACCATCTTTTTCTGCCTGCTGTACAACTCTAAAGAGGTCTTTACCTTCATACTTAGGGCTAGGCTTGTTCTTAGGAATAGATGCAACCCCTATTGGTAGCTGTCTTTCTAGATCAAGGTCAACGCCCTCTGGAGTTGGGTCTTTAATATCCCTCTCCATTATTGCCATGCCGTTCAGTGTACCTAACTTACTCTTAAATTCTTTACCACCAACTGCTTCACCTCTTGGGCTTACGATAAAGTCTGCTTCTCCGTCCGTTAAGTACTTTGAGTAACGCTTTCTGACTTCTCTGGCATTCTCTCTAGCTTTTCTTGTACCACCTATCTTACCTGTCTTTATGCCATCAAATATATCTTCTACTGTCTCTAAACCATTGTCGTTGTGAGCCATAAACAAGGAACGGAAGAACTTTAGTATTCTGTTGAAGAGGTTCTGTGGCTTGCCACCTATCTTCATCTTGTCATCCATGTAGTCTCTGAACATCTCTGCCACAGCTTCTTCCTCTACATAGTCTTTATACTGTTGCTTTTCAGCATCAGTCATCTTTGACTCTGGCTTGCTTGAGAATGTCTCTATTGGGTTCATTCTCTTTGCTTTGTCGAAATGGGTATACTTTCTCTCTATGAGCTTGCCCTCTCTCCATATGGAGACCTTGCGTGTCTTAGTGGCATTTACTAGAGTTTGGAACTCTTGGTCTGTAAGCAACCCTAGAGTCCTCAATGAGTGCATAACTTCGTGATTAAGTACACCCTTTAGACGCTTGTATACTTTGCGTAATCCCTCTTTGCTTTTGAATGTATCGGCATCATACAGCTCTGTGGCTAGGGTAATCATACTCTTGTTGTCACCAACCCTCTTCTCAAAGCCAAATGTTATGCTTCGTGATTCGTCAGCATTTATGACGTTCTGTGATACTAACTCAACCATATCTGGTTTTAATTTAAGTTCTTTTACAAGGTATTTTCTTAGCTGATTTATAACCTTATTCATGTTTGATCTGTATTTAACAGAGAACGGCTTGCTTGGAGCCAGGCGAGCGTTGCCTTTTATGTTGTTAGCTTCATGCTTCTCATGATTAAACTGCACATTTGCATGAGCATCATCAAGTCTGTCAGTGAGAGCCTTAACATCTACGTCTAATTTTTGCTCTTCCTGAATGCTTGCGTCTAGTTCTGTTATCTTTGCCCTTAACTTATTGTCATCTTCTGGTGTCTCTTGAACCTTCTCTATTTCTTTCTTTTCTCTTCTTAATCGTTTTGACTTAGCTTTTTGCATCTTGAGCTTGTCTTGCACGGCTTTTCTTCTGTAAAAAAGTAACTCAGGATTATTGGCATCCCCACCAGAACGACCTCTTCTTGTATTATCCACAAGTGGATCACTGGTTTCCATAGCCTCTATTTCATCTCTAGCCGCTTTTATAGAGCCTTCATTTCTTTCTATCCTTGTTTCTAGGTCATCAACTGTTTTTCTTAACTTCGTGGGCGATTGATTGACATCTTTCTTTTTACCAATTTGATTATTTAGTATGGCAGATATGGCTGCTTTAGTTCTGTTTACTACCTCTGGAGATGCTGTCTTTGCAGGAGTTCTAAAGTTTGTTCCCAATACTTCGTTAAATCTCTTTATATTGTTTATGATAGTTCCGTCATCTTTCTTTCTGTAGATAGGTATCTTCTTTAGCTGCTCTAGGGATGCCAACTTTGCTTTGGAGTTTTCTAGTCTTTCTCTAGTCTTTTTAAGATCAGCTTCGTTCTTTGCTATATTACGCTCTAAAAGGTTTGCCCTATTGGCATCCCTTCCTACCGTAAAGCGTTGCTCTTTCTTGAATTTTGTTTCACTGATGGGCTTTACTTGTTTTGTATCAAAGTAATAGGAGTTATCTACAGTCGCTCTGATAGTGCCGTTTTTAACCAAATCATCTCTAATTGACGAAATAAGTTCACTTGAACTATTTTTAACCACACCCTCAATAAGATAGTCCATGTCCATTTCTGAGAACTTCTTACGTCCTGCTTTGTTTATCTTGTTAACTATAGATTGATACTGGTCGTAGCTGTACTTCCTGACAGGCTGTAGAGGTATCTCTGTTCTGTCTACATTTAGACCTTGCTTGGCAGAAATCTTTTCTACGGCAGGATTTCCTAGTGCAAGTCGTACCTCTCTGAGCGTTATGGGTATATCTTTGAATATAATCCTTCCTGTGTCTGGATCACGACCCTCTATATATATTCTTTCACCTCTCTCGTTCTTTTGATCTGCTCTCCATCTTCTAATCTTTTGTAACTGCTCTTCCGTTAGATTATTTACATCAACTGGTGTATCTGCCAACTGCTGTAGTCCTTCAGGGGATATCGGTCTTTCTACATCAAAACTAGAGGTTACAGGCTCTTCTTGTTGTGCTGCTATCTTCAGAGGGTCTTGGTTGTAGGACTTACGCTCGTTTGCTTTAGCTGCATCGTTCTCTGCTTTTTGAGCTGCTATATCTTCGTCTAGCTCCCCACTTCCTTTTACCTTCTCGTTAGTTCCAAAAGCCTGTTGCCCTGTTGCAACAGTACCTCTTATAGCACCACCCACGATACCACCTGCAACAGCAGCTTCTACATACTCATCTATAGCATCATCGCTACCTATGTCTAAGCCTGCCTGATACCTCTCTAACAACTGTTGTCCTACCTCTGTCGCAGACTCAACCCCTGCACCTGAAGCAGCAGCTCCTGTTATTCTAAGACCCCCTGCTGTTTTAGGTTTTGCTTTGCTTAGTTTTGTAAATATGCCTGCTGTCTCAAATTTTATAGGGTTAAAATGACCACCAACTTGTGCCACCTTAGTTATAAATTTAAGACCTATGGTCTCTAGAAGTGCCTGTGGTATCGCAGTAATAAAAGCAGCACCCTCATCCACTTCGACTGGTCTACCCTCTGCTATATCCACTTCTTTCTGACGCTCTCTGTTTGCCCCCATAAGTAGTGGTAGGTTAGTGGCTAACGCACCTATAGTTGCTGCCGTGGCTGCTGTTACTCCTACAATCGGTGCTGCTAGTGTTGCCAAAGCACCTACACCAAGAGCTGTTCCTATCTGTGGTAGTGCCTGACCTATTGTTTCACCCACAAACTTAGGTGTTTTCCCTAAACTAACATCGCTAAATCTTGTAAGACCTTCTGACTTCTGGGCAGCTTCTTCTTTGACTTTCTCCGCCTTGTCGCCAAAGTATTCTGCCATACCCTCCAAACCAGTGGCTTCTCCTACACCTTGTAGTGCAGAAAATAAATTACTTCTGAGATAGTCTTCGCCTACATCGATAGCACCAAAAAAGCCTGATCTTGGCTTAAAAGAAGTTTGTTGATCTATTTCACTGTCTACAGAAGGTACGCCACGATCTCTCTGTGTAACGTAATCTCTTATTCTTTGCTTTTCTTCGTCTGTAGGGGAATCGCCTGCTATATTTACAGGGTAGTATCGACCTGTGTTTGGACTTTGAACAATCTTGAGAGGCATTTATTTTCCATACACATCAGACGTTACGTCTTGTGAGCTTCTTTTGCCCTCTAATATCCCTCGGTATCTATTAAGCTCGTTTATTGCTGCGTCTAGATTTGACTTCACGGTTGCTTTATCTTTTGGTGAAAGATTGTAACCCTCACCTAACTGTTTTCTGTAGTCAGCAATATCAGATCGCAAACTAGAAACTATAGACACCAAATCTTTTTCATCTAAACCACCTTTTGCTAACGCTCTTTCTAGAGCTGCCTGTGCTGTCGCTGATGCTGCTCTTTCTCTTCCTGCAATGTTTTCCTTGGTTAGCATTGCTTGAACGTCCATACCTCGTAGTTTGGCAAGCTGGTCTTGGTAAGCTTTGTTAGACATGGCTAGTGTCTTTAGACCCTCACCAGTATCTTCTAGTTGACCTCTCTTTGCCAAGTTAAGACCGAACTGCATCAATGCAAGGTATCTATCTCTGTCTCTCTGCTCTTTTGCTGACTCACGATCTTCTTGTATCATACCTAGTATCTTGTCGAAAGACGATGGTCCTGCTGTGGTTGTAGGTGGAGGTGGTGTCTTTTTGTCTTTCTTGTCTGAAGTGGGTGACATCTGTGTTCTGTTTTCATCTGTCTCATAAGGAGAGCCTCCTGTTACAACAGTGCTTTCATTTGGAGAGGCAGACGCTGTGTTTTGCATATTAAATCTGCTTGGCATCATCATTTCCAAAGCTCTTTGAATAAAGCCCTTATACTCTACATCTCCACCATTACTCATGCTAGCTAGACCACCTTCATTCATTCTTCGCATTACAGAACCAAATGCCGATGCCCCACCAGGTCTAATAGCAGGTCTAGAACCAGTGCTATAACCTAAAGCATTAAAATTGGGTCTTTGTGTTCTGGGGTCACCATGACCACCTCCCTTACCACTAAAAGGTGTAGGCATTGTCGACTGACCTAAATTAACATCAAACCTTTCTTCAGCCATGTTTTCTACGTCAGTAATAAATTCGTTTACTTCTCCATCCGTTCTTCCTGCCACTTGTCTTCGTATATCCATTCCAAGACCTTGAAGACCAGATGGTCTTCCAAATCTAATCATAGAGCCAAGCATTCCTAGTTGATTTTGAGTGAGCGAACCTCCTCTTGATGGAACATTATCTACATTATTATCAAATCCTCTTTCTATCGGATCAGATTGCACAACACCGCCTTCGTTCATTCTCAAGGGGTCTTCATCCTCCATCAACATAATTTCGTCTTCTTCTGTTTCTGGCATAGTTGCCTTTGGCATCATAGCTTCCAGCCCAGTGTTGCCTGCTATGTCTGATTTAGGAGCCATATTCATAGCCATTTGACTCATGGCTTCATTAGGCATCCCTGCCCCAGTAACAAGCTGTTCTGCAACTGTAGGCATCTCTTGTGCCTGTCTCATCTGAAACTCTTTCCTCATTCTATCTCTTCTGTTTAGCTCGTTTGTAGCTAAGAAAGGAGGAACTGTAGAGTTAGGCTCTGTGACCATTCTCTTGACCACATCTTCTGACATATCTTTTAGTCTGTCTTCTATCTGTAGAATATTAAGCATTATCTTCTACCACCACCGCCAAAATATCCTGCACCACCAGCGGCTGATAACCCTAGACCTATTGCTCTACCGAATGGGTCATAAGGCTGATACTGTGTTGTTGTAGTGCTTGGCTGTATAGGTATACCTCTAAGAACAGAAGATAACAATCCTAGCTTTTCAGCAGGATATCCTTGTTGCCTCATAAAATCTTCATACGCCAAGTCCAAACCTATTTGATCTCTACCCATGCCTGCTTTGCCCACTGTCTCTAGTAGTCTAGCTGCTTCTATGTCACCTGCTCTTGCTCTCTCACCCAATCCTGCAAGTTGACCCGCTGCTCCTAGCCCAAGTCTTTCACCTTCTATATCGGCTGCTCTGTCAGCCTGAAATAGACTTGATGCCTTATCAAAAGCTTGCTGTCTCCCTGTAGCCTCTATATCTGCTAGTCTGTCTAAGTATTTGCTTTGAGCTATACCCTGTTGAACACCTTGTCTTGAACCACCAAAAGCCCCTGCTGATATAGCTTGTGCTGCCCCTTGAGGCATTGACGCTAAATAGTCCTGTTTAGCCTTTTCTTTCTGTACATCAAGCACCCCCTCTAAGTAGGGTGACATATATTTGTCTCTCTCTGCCGCAGTAAACTGCCTTGGTTGGAAATCTAATGACTGACTCACTCTACCCATAGCTTGGTCTAAGCCTGGAAGTCCTGCCCCTGCTATACCTCTAACCATCTCTTCTGATTGCAATATATCAGGACTTACATCAGCTATTCTTTGCCCACCATAAGGCTCATAGTCTCTTTTGGACTCTGATTCTGTTCTTTGTAATAGCCTTTCAAAATAAGGTCTGACGTACTCAGGCAGGTTTGTCTGAGTTATCTCTTGTTTTGTTGCCGTAGGCTGTCCACCACCTTTACCCATTTATTTCCATCCTATATGCTATGTAATCTGGTTCCCATCCGTACTTTCCTAACCACCTACCCCAAGCTTTTCTACCATACCCTTCTAAGTGACTACAGTTATTATCTACAGCAAACTGCTCAATAGTCTTCTGTGCTTGCGGTAACCATTCTTTCATTCTTTTACCACCTATAAAGTCCATCGCTAACGCTCTTCTTTCAGGGTACTCTATAATTCTTGTAGTTATAGCTGCCACTATCTTAGTGCCATCCATTACCACCCACAACTCATACAAACCATCGGACAGATAATCTTTAATATCTTTTATACCTAGCTTACCCTTTGCTGTATCAACGGCAGGCTTTAGAACTTTTACAACGTCATCCCAAACAACGTCTACTACCTGCTTTGGAACAGCACTAAACATCATGTTATAGCTCTCTTCATAACCGACATCATATCTTTCTCAGGTGGTTGCTTTGTTGTACCATGTCTTGCCATTCTAACCTGCTTCATAAGAGCATCTAGTTTCTTTGCCCCAGCATCTGTTGACCCATTTCCTATATCGGCAACAGCATCAGCCGCTATGACATACTCTCCATCAGCAACCTTTAGAGGCTGACCACTACCTGAAGGGTCTGACATGTCATTTACTATCTCTGCATCTACGCTATCGCTCATGCCATCTCCTGCACCTTCAATCAGTCTACCTACACCTCTTTCACCACCACCCATTTCACCCATAGCTACTCTTCTCTGTAGGTCCTGTAAGGCATCCATACCAAATGCAGAAACAAACTCCATAAGGTCTTGTTCGGGATCGGATGACATACCTTGCAACGCCATGATCGCATTAATCATTATGGTTTCACCATCCATATCGTCTGGCATCTCTGCCATTCCACCCTCTCTCATGCCCTGTATTTGTGGAGAATATTGACCTGTTTGCATTTTGTTGAACTCTGCTCTTGCTTGAGGTGTATCCATCATCGCAGCTAAACCAAAGCCCTTGCCTGTGTCTGCCATGTTACCTAATAGGTTCTGAACTTTCTTGTCAGCTAACAAGCCTAATAGACCGCCACCAAATTTACCTTGCTCTGCCATAGACTTCTCTATAGCCATTCCTCTTTTTCTTTCATAGGAAGATAACTGACCATCATTGTCTAGGTCTGCTTTGTCAGGGTTCTGTAGCTCTCCACCTGCACTCATTACCCTCGTTCCATAGTTAGGTGATATGCCATAGTCAAACTCTGGGTCGTAACCAGGTCTGTAGTCTGGAGGTGGTCTTCTTCTAATTCTTTCTGGAGCCATTCTCTCCCTGTTGTCAAACTCTACTTTTTCTGGCTCTGGCATTGTAGGTGGAGGTACTGTTGCTTGAGCAAGTGTGGCTTGACCCAGTGCTATTGGGTCAGAAGCTGTCGCTGCAAGCCTTGACCCGAATGACCCTGCAAATTTGCTAACATCTGGCGTTAAACTACTTGGATCAAATCCTGGTTGTTGGAATAATGGAGTTCCCGTGTTAGCTGCTGATGTTAAAGCTGGTGTGCTTCCAGAAAGTGATTGAACTCCTTTACCTAAAGCACCTAACGCTTGACCACCAACAAATGATGTTAAACCTGTCTTTACTCCCTCTTCAAAGTCTCCTGTCTCAAGAAAACGACCAAGACCAGAACCTAAAGCACCTGCTCCTATGGTTCCTATCGCTGTTCCTGCACCTAGCGTTGATCCTAATAATCCTAATATTAAAGGGAGTGCCATCCATAACCTCAAAAAAAGTTCACTTGAACTTTTTTATCATATAATCGTTTGAATTAAAAGTGAAGTCTTTTGCTTCTACATTAATATTCATAAAAATCCAAAAGCACAGAAGAAACCACACAGACATAAATACTTTTCTTATTACCATTTTACTTTATCCGCCCAATATGCTGCTGACATCTTGCCTTTAGCTATGTTTTTGCCATGTCTTGCTTTGAAGCTCTTTCGTTTGTTCTTCATACGCTGTGATTCGCCTGCTTTTGGTTTCCCTGCTGTGCCGCTGACTGTACCCACTTTCTTGCCTTGCTGACCAAACCTGATGGTTTTGATCTTGTCACCCTCTTTTGCTACAACTATGTGTGACTTTTTAGGGTGGCTAGGGGTTCGTTTAGGTTTATTAAAACCACTAACCCCTGCTCTTGCTAATCTTGGGTCTTTTTTAGTCGTCATCTTCTTCCATCATCTTCATGGCTTTTTCGGTTGTCTCTTGGTTACGTCTTGTCCAACCTTTACCAAATGTATCAAATGTTTTAAGAGATTCATAGAACTCTTGTCGTATCTTACCAAACTGTTCTATCATATAGTGTGGGCTTTGCCCATCTACTAAGGCTAATGTCTTAGGTCCTATAGCTCCATCTTGAGCTGCCCCACATATCTTTTGCACTGCTTTAGCGGCTCTACCTGTACCAGAGTTTACTGCCCAATCAAACACAGCCCAGTCTAATCCACTTGGCAGATCATCACACTTGCATCGATCCCAGTATAGTTTCTTGTATAAAGGCTTTACGTCTGATGGCTGAAGGTTCTTCATCTCATCGCTAGTTACCTCTCTCCCTAGATACTCCTCGTATACTCTTTTAGTAACTCCTAGATTAGTCTCACCGCCAGGGTCTTTTGGGTGATTTACATACCCACCTTCATGCTTCAATAACATTACTATACAATCATCATAATTATAATCCATCGTCTTCTTCCTCCTCTTTTATAATCGTTTCCTTGTGGACAAAATCTATCCACTCCTTGTTCATATCATAGAAGTATTGACAATATTTACAACGTATACTTCCCTCTACGTTCTCCATATCATGCCCACATACATCGCATTTGATGGATGTTATTTTGTTAGTCCTTTTTGCTTTTCATATGTACGGAGTCCACCAATTCCTAGCATACCACCTAGAACTGTAAGCAGTGTACTCATGTCAAACTCTGGTAAATCTGGCACATCCACGCCTGCAAACGCACATACGAATATAATTATGTCTTTTAAGAGAAAATGGTATAGGAAAGCAATCGCACAGACCCACCCAACAGCAGGTCGCCAGCCGCCCTTAAACAATGAACCTGATTGAGCTTCTGCTTTGTTTACTTCTATTTGAG